AGGCGCAAAAGTTTCAAAGTCATCAAAAATTGGTGAGATCAGCTACGGATTCGCGGCGCAGAAGTTTTCAGGCGGCGGCACGACGCAGCAATTGTGGGCAGGTAACGAATTCGGTTCAAATAAAAAGAAGCAATTTCCAGTGTGGTCAGGTCGTGAAGGTCGTGGTTCACGCGGTTGGTTTATCTATCCAACATTGCGCAGAATCCAACCTGAGATCGTCAAGCGTTGGGAAAATGCGTTCGTCAAGGTTGTAAAGGAGTTTGACTAATGGCTGGCAGTCGCACCCTTAAACTTTCGATTCTTGGTGATGTTGACAATCTAAACAAATCATTGAAAACCGCTGGCAAGGACGTTGAAACCTTTGGCGACAAAATGGGCAAGGTCGGCAAAATGGTTGGCGCGGCGTTTGTTGCCGCTGCCGCTGCCGCTGGTGCGTACGCAATAAAAATCGGCGTGGAAGGTGTCAAAGCCGCCATTGCAGATGAGAAGGCACAGACACAATTGGCATTGGCGTTGGAGAACGCTACGGGCGCGACAAAGGCACAAATTGCGGCAACTGAACAATCGATTCTTCAAATGTCATTGGCGACTGGTGTTGCTGACGACGAATTGCGCCCTGCGCTTGGTCGCTTGGTTAGATCGACGGGCGACATCACAAAGGCGCAAGACTTACTTTCAACCGCACTGGACATTTCAACCGCAACGGGCAAGCCGCTTGAAACAGTTGCGAACGCGCTGGGCAAGGCGTACGACGGCAACACGGCTTCATTGGGCAAATTGGGCATTGGGCTTTCAGCTGCTGAATTGAAAACAATGAATTTTACGCAGGTACAAAGCAAACTTTCAGATTTATTCGGTGGGGCTGCTGCACGCAATGCCGACACTTACGCGGGACGAATTGCAAGAATGCAGGTTGCCTTCGACGAAGCAAAAGAAACAATTGGTTTTGCGTTGCTTCCTATTCTTGAAAAAATGATTCGTTTTATTAATGACAACGCATTGCCAATCATTAACGCATTTTCAGGCGCGTTCAGCCTTAACGGCAATGGTCTTGGCGGCGTCATCACGACATTGGGCAACATCATTGTGAACACTTTCACGCCGATCATCAATGGCTTGCTGAAGGCGTTTGGTTACGTCAAAAACGCAATTGGTGACAACCTAGACACATTCAAAGAATTTGGCGGTTACATTGCAACCTATCTTGCGCCCGTCATTGGCACGGTACTGGGTGGGGCGTTGCAGGTTGCAGGCAAAATCGCAGGCGGCGTTATTGACGTCATTGCTGGCGTTGTCAAGATTTTGAACGGTTTGATTTCCGGGGCGGTTGCTGGAATCAATGCGTTGATTTCTGCCTATAACGCAATTCCATTTTTGCCAAACGTCGGAAAGATAACGACGCCAACCGTCAGCGTTCCAACAATTAAGACACCGACAGTTTCAACTGCCGTTCCAAAAATTCCGACAATTGCAACGCCTTCAACCAGCGGCACAACTTCAACCGCGGGCGGTGGTGTCGCAACTGCTGCAAAGGTCGCTGCAACTGCTGCTGCCGCTTCAGCGGGAATTCCAAGCAATTTCAACGTGGGTTCATTCCGCATGGGTGAAGAAAAAGACCGTGTCGGCACAACGATTAACCTGACCGTGACTGGTGCGTTTGATAAAGAAGGCACTGCCCGCACAATTGTTGACACTTTAAACAATTCCTATTACCGCGGCACAGGTGGCGCAACTAACCTGCAAATAGCATGACGCAATGGAATCCCGTTTGGCTGGTTGAAATTGACGGTGTGGCTTACACAGAAGCGGTTTTGGCAAACCTTGCAATTCGGACTGGACGCAGCAACATTTATGAGCAGGCGCAGGCAGGCTATGCCAACATTCAGCTGATTGATCTTGCACAATCAACAATTCCAGTTTCAATCAATAGCAGTATTTCAATCCAAGTTCAGGACACATCAGGCACATACGTTCCCATTTTCGGCGGCAGCGTCGTTGACATTGTGATCGAAGTCCGCGACGTAGGTTCGACAACTTTCACGCAGACCTATTCGATCACGGCATTGGGTGCATTGTCCCGACTTCAAAAAGCATTGACCGACGGCGTTTTGTTAAAGGATTTTGACGGCGATCAAATCTTGTCATTGTTGACTGACCTGCTTGTTAACAACTGGAATGAAGTGCCAGCGGCATTGACTTGGGCAGATTACGATCCAACAGTTACATGGGCAACGGCTGAAAATACTGGGCTGGGTGAAATTGATACACCAGGTGAATACGAATTGCAGGCACGGTCATCAGAAAGAACCAACGTCTATTCATTGGTTTCATCATTGGCAACTTCAGGGCTTGGTTACATTTACGAAAACGCACAAGGGCAAATTTCTTATGCTGACGCCACACACCGCAGCCAATACCTTTCGACCAACGGATACGTCGATCTCACTGCCAATCAGGCGCGTGCGGCAGGGTTGCGTGTTGAAACCCGCGCAGGCGACGTACGAAACCAAATAACGATTCAATACAAAAACGGTCAGGAAGCAAGCGCAAGCGACGCGGGTTCAATTGCCACATACGGCAACCTTGGTCAGATCATCACCACAACGCTTGAAAAAACCGTGGACGCTGAATACCAGGCAGACTTTTACCTAAGCCTTAGAAAAGACCCGCAAGCCATTTTCAGCGAAATTACCTTTGACCTGACAAATCCTGAACTGGACAATTCTGACCGCGACAACCTTCTCAACGTTTTCATGGGTGAAGCGGTGGCGATCAATGACCTACCCGCCAACATGGGTTCAATCTTCCAGGGCTTCGTCGAAGGCTGGTCGTTCCAGGCTGGATACAACACCCTTTCCATTTCAATGATCGTTTCCCCAACCGCTTATTCATTGCAGGCATTGCAGTGGGACGAAATTTCCAACACATTCACCTGGTCAAGCGTGTCGCCGACACTTGACTGGGCGCGTGCAACAATTATCACCTAAGAAGGAGAAGACATGACGAACCCGACAACCCCCTTTTCGTGGCAAATGCCGACGTCGACCGATTTGGTCACGGATTTACCAGCAGATTTTGAAACATTTGGTCAAGCCGTTGCGACGTCAATGGCTGATCTACTTGGCGGCACAACTGGTCAGGTTTTATCTAAGGCGTCAAACACTGACATGGACTTCACATGGGTTGCACAGGACGACTCAAACGCAATCCAAAACGCGATCGTTGACGCAAAAGGTGATCTCATTGCAGCCAGTGCAGCTGATACACCTGCCCGACTTGCAGTAGGCGCAAACGGTGAGACACTTGTAGCAGATAGTTCCGCTTCAACAGGATTGCGTTATCAAAGCAATTTTGCAGCAGGTAAAAACGCAATTATTAACGGTGCTTTTAATGTATGGCAGCGAGGTACAACATTTACTCCAACCGCTGGCGGTGGCATAAACACGGTCGATAGATTTTGGCAACAATTTGATGTCGCACCTACTACAGGTTCTATTACTCAACAAACTTTTACACCAGGAACAGCACCAGTTTCTGGATATGAGGGCCAATATTTTTATCGCACCACAATTACGACTCCAGGTTCAAGTAGTTATTACATTTTAGGACAAAGAATTGAGGATGTCCGTAATTTTGCAGGTCAAACCGTCACAGTTTCATTTTGGGCTAAACTAAATAGCGGAGCAATTAGCAGCGCAAGAATTAGATTGACACAAAATTTTGGTTCAGGTGGTAGTGCTTCAGTTACGCAAGACAATAGTTACAACTACACTCCTACTGGCACTTGGCAGCGTTTTTCTTGGACTATCGCTATTCCATCTATTAGCGGTAAAACTGTAGGAACAAGTAGTTACTTACAAGTTGATACAGTTGTGGCTTATACCGCTGCTAATACAGTAGATACTTGGGGCTGGCAGGTCGAAGCGGGTTCAGTCGCTACCGCTTTCCAAACTGCAACAGGAACAATTCAAGGAGAACTTTCCGCGGCGCAACGATATTATCAAAAGTCGTACGCGCAAGGCGTTGCATTAGCAACTACAACCACAAATGGTGCCGCTTCTTGGGTTGCTCAAGCAGCCTCACCAAACGCTAGATCTAATGTTCGTTTTCCAGTTACTATGAGGACAACTTCACCGACTATTACCTTGTACTCAACTAATACGGGTGCTACTGGGAAAGTATATAATGAGGGAGCAACAGCGGATCAAACTGGAACTGTACAATTTCAAGGTGATCAATCGTTCAATGTTTATATTAGTGCGGGTACTGTAAGCCTTGGACAAATTATCAATTTCCATTACACCGCAGATAATGAGTTATAAAATGACAACAAATTATGAAACTTTTACAAATATAAGCGAAGAAAAATACATCATTAGAACAGATGTAAATGGAGTTGTCAGTTATATTCCTTGTAATGAAGCCAACGCCGATTATCAGGCTTATCTGAACAAAGACAAAGCGGAACAATCCACACCAATTGTGACGGCTGATGAGTAACTATCCGCAGGGCACAAATGCCCGACTGATCGAGGTTGCAGCTGCTGAGGTTGGAACAATTGAGGAAGGCGACAACCTTACAAAGTACGGCAAATTTACAAAGGCAGACGGTTTGCCGTGGTGCGGAAGTTTCGTCAATTGGGTTTGCCACACCGCTGGCGTAAAGATTCATTCAGTCGTCAGCACTGCAATCGGCGCACATAAATTCAAGGAAATTCAGCGTTGGTCAGGTATACCGCAACTTGGTTACCTGGCTTTCATGGACTTTCCACATGACGGCGTCGATCGCATTTCACACATTGGAATTGTTGTGGGACTTATTGATTCAAAGACTTGCTTGACGATCGAAGGCAACACCAGCGGGACAGGCGACCAGCGCAATGGCGGCATGGTAATGGTGAAGGTTCGTTCATACGGCGAAGGCAAAGAAATCGTCGGTTTCGGCATTCCAAAATTCGTTCCTTACAAGGGCGAATTTCCAAAGATCGAAATACCTATAACGGCAGCGAAGCCAAAGAAGGAGACAAAAAAATGGTCGAAGCCAAAGCCCTGATCGCGTCATGGGCGCGTTCATTCATGGCAGCAGCACTTGCCCTATACATGGCAGGCGTTACTGACCCAAAGACACTTGCAATGGCAGGTGTTGCAGCGGTTGCACCAGTGATTTTGCGCTGGCTTAACCCAAACGACAAAGCCTTCGGTTCTACGGGGAAGTGAACCGTCGATTCGCAGCGGCTGGGTTGGTTTGGGCACTTGCACTAACCCAGTCCGCCTGCGGGTATCAGGGGTGGACACGTTATGAATGCCAAGAATTCGACAACTGGGGCGAAGCGCATTGCCAAAAACCGCAATGTCTCCCCACTGGAACATGCACTGACGACCTACTTGGAATTGAATCGAAACAGACCCGCACGCCGTAAGTCGCCCGAAGAAGTTCATGCGCAGCTGATTTTGATAATTGGTTCAACACTTGCAGCAGTGTTTTTGGTCGTGACGGTTGGCATAACTTATGCCCTGATTTTTGTCACGCAACCAGTTAGCGCGCAAGCACCAAATGACGCAGCGTTCATTGATCTATTAAAAACCCTGGCAATTTTCTTGACTGGTTCGCTTGGTGGCGTACTTGCTGGCAATGGACTGAAATCAAAGCCAAAGCCTGCAGACACGCCGACAAACACGCAAGGTTCTTGACCGCGCGCCAATCATGCGTCACCCTGATGTCAGGTGGTAGCAGTTACCGCCTAGAATCGGGAGAATTCAAAATGGTACTTGATTTATTAGACCCTGAGACATTAGGGCGTTTGGTGCTGGTGATCATTCTTATGGTTGTTTCAGCGGCTGCGGGATACGCAAAAGGCTTCAAAGAAGGTAAGCGTGAAGGCATTGCACGTCGTAAGGCAATGGTTCGCCATATAGCAAATAAGGCGGTCAAATAATGGCTGGCTTCCTAGACAATTACGAAGACGTTGCGGCACGAATCAAACGTTTTTGGGAAACACACCCGTCAGGGCGCATTGAAAATCACATTGTCGAATTCAACGCTGAAAAGGGTTACATTTTAGTTCAAACCCAAATCTTCAAAGAATACGAAGATGAAAAGCCTTCGGCAATCGATTACGCATTCGGCAACGTGGCAACGTACAACGTCCAAATGAAGAAATTTTTCTGCGAAGACACGGTCACGTCTAGCATTGGACGCGCCATTGGTTTGTTATTGGGCACGGATAAGCGACCAACCCGTCAAGACATGGAAAAGGTTGAAACGCTAAGCACTAAGGTTGCGAAATCAACCGCTGATGATTATGACCCGTGGGCAACAAAACATGGCGACGTGCCTAGTTTTAAAACCGCAGCCGAAGCCGAAATGGCTGGCACACCGTCATTTGGTTCATCAGCTGACGGCACAACATTGCGTGACGCCATTGCTGAGATCGACGGACAATTGGGCGGTCAGATCATTGAAGAAGCACCAAAATGCGAACACGGTCACCGTTTATGGAAAACAGGCAAGAAGAAAAACGGCGACGACTGGGCTGGCTATTTTTGCCCTGAACGCGAGAAGGCAAACCAGTGCCAACCAATTTGGTACATGTTTGGTTCAAATGGAAAGTGGCGTGCCCAATGAGTGACTACATGGAATTGATTAACCCGCAGACCATGACGGCAAAACTGCTAAAGAATGGTGAAGTAATTGCCGATTACAAAGTCGAACAGTGTGACGGGTGCGCCAAAATCACGAAATTAGACGCTTTCGGTTACAAAATCGGGCAAGCAGGCGAAAAACTTGCTTGGTTGTGTGGTGGTTGTCGGTGAAAATGACATTGACGCATGAAGAACAAATGGTTTGCATGTTGTCTGCAATTAAATGGGAAACCGATACAGGCAAAACAATGTCCAACCCGCAGCGATACCAAAAAGACCTGTCAACTTATGAATACCTGGTTGAAACGGCTGAAGCAATTGGCAGTGAATGGGCGGTTGCAAAATACTTCGATCTTCCATTTGACCCGTATCAGCAAAAGTTCAAAGGTGTGGCAGACGTAGGCAATGCCATTGAAGTTCGTTGGACTAAGTATGTGACCGGGCAATTAATAATTCATGAATACGATCGACCGAACGACATTGCCGTTTTGGTGACGGGACAAGCACCGCACTATTTCATTGCGGGTTGGATTCCCATTGCAATGGCGCAGCGTCCTAAATATCGCCACAGTAAGCAACCCAATTGGTGGGTTACGCAAATCAATCTTCAGCCGATCGAAAACTTACGGAGAAGCAACTATGGACAAAGTGCAATTTGAATGCAGGAAATGCAAGAAGATCACGGTGCAGCTGATTCACAAAATAACCGACAACCTGCCCGAAGGTGTGGAAGTAATCCAATGCACGAAGTGCGAAGTCATGGGGGTTGCACAGATAGGGACTTCAAATGCCGATCTATGAGTTTGAATGCACGGTGTGCAAAATCCGTGTTGAAGTGGATAAGTCAATCCATGAAGAACGTGACGCACAATGCTGCGGGCAACCAATGAATCGACGCTATTCCGCACCTGGGATTTTGTTTAAGGGCAAAGGCTGGGGTCACCAGTGATCACCGTACTTATGGGCGCACCAGGGGCGGGCAAATCAACCTGGGTTCGAAACAACAAAACAGGCAATGAACACGTCTACAACATTGACGCAATTAGGGCAATCAAAGACATGGACGTGAACGCCTACACCCGCCACATGCGCACAAAGGCAATCATGGCGGTTGAACAAGGCTATGACTTAATTGCTGACGCAACCCATGTGATGAAAACGCACAGGTTGTTGTGGCTTGCATTGGCTGACCGCCTGGCATTGGAAACCCGTTTGGTTGTATTTGATACACGTCGGGAATTGCTATTGCAGGCACAACAAGACAGGGAATTCCCAGTCAAAAACAGTGTGGTCATTGAACAACACCGCAAATTGCAGGTGTCAAAGACTGAAGTCAAGCGTGAAGGGTGGGGTTCAATTGAAATCATTACACGGTAAGAGTTATGCACAGGCGTTATCCACAGTGGTGCAAAAGGTGTGGGACACGCCCAAAGCCATGCGTGAAGTTGACGGGTATTTGCATGGGGGGTGTACGCTGGACGCATACAACAACACCCCGCATTTAAGGGTTTTACATAAGAATGAAGTTCTTTCAAATAATCTTGAAAAGAAAAAGATAAATAAAAAAAGACTTCAATTGTTGTTGTTAATCACTGGCTTCGTCGCACCGATAGGGGCAAGCCCTGCTTCAGCTGCTAATTATTCAATAGACCATTTGAAACTTTATGCACATTCAAGGATTCTTGACTATAAAGAATTCCAGTGTTTTAACAAGATCATCACAAAGGAAAGTCGTTGGTCATACACTGCGCGGAACGGGTCGCACTGGGGGCTTGGGCAAATGAGATCGAAGCACTATGGAACACTTGACCCATTTAGACAGATCGACGCTTCATTGCGATACATAACAAACCGTTATCAAACGCCATGCAAGGCGTGGGCTTTCCACATTGAAAGAAACTGGTACTAATGGCAAGCGCATTGAAGGACAATGGTTCAACATCTAAGTGGCGAAAGATTCGTCAGCGTATCCTTCAACGTGACGGTTACACTTGCCAGGCATGCGGTGGCGAAGGCAATTCCGTCGATCACATACTGCCACGCTTAGCAGGCGGCACGGACGACGACTGGAATCTGCAGACGTTATGCGGAAGTTGCAATTCAGCGAAGGGGGGTAGGTTTTTTAGTGAACCTAAGACAC